CAGGGGTAGATTTAATACCGTCAACTTTTTGAACGTAACCGTTTATATCAATATTAATATATTCAACATCATTCTGTAAAAGTAAAGCTTTAACTTGATCATCTAAACTATTGAGAACAAGGTCTTCATCAATAGTTCCGAACCCTTTACCCTTACCTAAGACAACAGGATATTCATTTTCATTTTCATCTTGCACTATATAAGTACGAAGCTGACCGGAGGTAGATCCTTCCTCACCAGGTTTTGCTATTCTTATAACTTTTAAACCAGCATCCTCAAGTGTTTGAATAAACTTATCTGAATCGTAAGAAGCTATCGGTTGTAGTCTTACATCTTTACCGGATGACCCGACCTCAAGGTTTATATCTTGTGCTGCAATAATAGTTGCTAGTTCTTTTTTACTATATTTCTTTAGCTTTTCATCTTTTTCATACAATACATTTGTATATAAACGCGAGTTAACTGGTTTACTTACTATATTACCGTATATATTTGATAATTGTCTATTACGCATTTGCAAGATCCTTTTCAATATCTATATCTGATTCTTGATTCAAGAGATCCTTAATTACAGTTACTATTTTTTCAGGATCTGAATCAGCAAACTCATTAACAACAGGCTTTAAGATTATTAGCTCTTCTTCTGTTGGTACATGCGCTAAGGATTGCAATATAAGTTCTTTATACAGTGGAAATATTTCTGCTAAATTTAACTTATTTAAAGTAGAATCATCTTCAACCGGTTTTGCATCTACGGCAGCAGCTGGTGCTGTATCTGCTTGTGGCTCAGTCGCATCAGCAGGCTGTTCTAACATAACCATATATTTTTTTAAAATATTCAAGGTCTTTGATTCAACACGTAAGCTGCTATCGAGATTAAGAATACTTTTTATTTCTTCTACTACTTTTGCTACTGGTACGTTTACAGTTTGTTTAATATTTTCTATTTTATTAGCTATATATTTACGCTTATTACTATCAAATAGAGTGGGATTAAAGATGAACGCATTAGTTAAAATCTTAATGACATATTTCTCATTTTCGGCAAGTTCCTTTACCCCTGTGTCTTCCTGTTCAGTCTCAACAGGAGCAGCTTCTTGAGGTGGTGCCATTTCTGCAGGAGCAGCTTCCGGTGTAGGTGCAGGTTCCTGTTCGTTAAGTATTCTATAATACTCTTTAAATAATTGATCTGTCTTCATAAATTCTAATAAGACATTGTATTTGATTGATTAGCAGCAGTTGTAATTTTTTTTGCGACTTTTGCAACTGCGGTAGTTATATCATTTCTAGCTTTAAGTGCTACCGGATTACGTTTTAAGCGTAAAGGATCTGTATTAAGTATTCCAGATACAACATCATCCTCACCATCCTCTTCGCCAATTTTTTTCGATATATTTTTAAGTTCTAAATCAATAATTTTACCACCTACAGTAATAGTAACAATATCGCTAAAAGTTTTAAGACTAGATGTAATATCTTTACTAGCAAAAAGCTGTTGTAACTCTCGTAAGGCTTCTCTTTTTTTATCGAGATCTTGAGGTGGTAGATTATTTTCTACTATATTTAAAAACTTACTCATATCTTTATTTATTTAACAACCAGTAATTTGTTGGTTAACTGCTTGAAGTATACATCGTAAAGATAGCTTAATTCATATATCTTTAAAAATTTAACTAAACCCTTAAAAGAGTACTTGAGGGTATCGTAATTAATTGTGTAATGTAATTGTGTTTCAAGTAATATTACCGACTCAACAACATTATTATGTATCTTGTTAACAAAATAATCAACTGGTATATCGCTAAGTATAAACTGAAAAGGTAGTTTTTTAATAGTTTTGAGAGATAAATTGAGTATTATATCTCTCTCATCACTATTTAAATATAGGGTATCCTTATTAATATACAGTGCAGTCTTATCCTTTTTCATTCTTTCGCAAATAGTGATTATTAGTGCATTTATGAATAATTTCTGCGTATCTTTCTTTTTAAAATTATTAGTAACACCATATAGTTCTATATCATTATTAAATCTATAGAAAGTCTCTTTAAGAACAAAGTCAAAATTTAATAATCTAAGATTATAACGTGGTATCTTGTGTTCTATAGTCATCTCCGTTTTTTGGTTTTCCAATTCGTAGGTTAATAATTCCGTTGTAATAATCATCTCTAAGCAATACTTCCTCTTCAAATTGAAGTTTAGCCTCAAAGTAAGATAAGTCAAATTTTGATCTACACCAACGCAAAATTTCAAACTTAAAGTTTTCTTTACCGTAAGTTATTATATCTTCATTAAGTTCACGTGATGAAGATGTATAGATCTTCCAGTCTGTCTCACGTTCTTCATGCCTTTTATTACGCTTACCCTTAAGAGGCTTACGTTTAAATATAGTTTTACACTGTTTTTTACCAATATACTGCTTATTATTACTAAGACACGTAATTTTATATATAAACCCGTAAGGTATATTGTCACTTTCTACTACAAGAGTCGTTGTCCAGTGTCCCAAATCCATTACTTTTTACGTTTTCTTTTTGATTTTATTTTTAAAGCACCACTTCTCTTTTGAATGATCTTTGAAGGTGTTGCTATTCGTGCATCACCAGGAGCATAAAAGTCTGAACTTGTTGGATTATCAGGACTAAATCCCTCACTACTACCACCCACGACACCACCAGCTGTCATATTTTCTACATACATTTTAAAAAATTCTTTGAAAGTTACAGTTGATTTCATGATTATTTATATTTATAATGATTATGTGGAATTGATAGAACGATATAAAGATGAGATTGGTAAAGATCTTGTAATAAATGACTTTAATATTAAAGACATACAGTTAAAACTGCCAGCTCGTAAGCATTATTGGGCTGCTCGTCTAATAGATGCTAAAATCACACTACATAAACTTAATAAACGTAAGAAAACTTTAAAAGAATCACTTGTAAAACGTATTGTTGCTGACGCTCCTATAAGAATTACACAACAATCAGCGGAAGTAGCTGCGGAATCGACAGAAGATTTGCAAAATATTGCTAATGAAATTAAAGACTACGAGTTTGTCATTGAATATTTGGAGAAAGTAGAGAAAATTATGAGTGGAATGGGGTTTGATATTAAAAATATTATTGAAATTCAAAAAATGGAGCAATTATGATCGAATTAGATTATAACAAATCTACAAATAAGCTCTTAATACGTAGTGACGATAGTTTTACCTTTGATAACTTAAGAGAGCATTTTAGTGTTGAAAATAAAAATGCATCTTTTATGCAACGTCGGTTTAAAGCTCGCGGTGTAAAGATTCCAACGAGAAAATATGTAATTACACCTACAGGTATTTGTGATATCGGTCTTTATTGGGAGATCAGAAGGTATTTTATTGAAAAACAAATTATTTTAGATGTTGTAATTTCTGATAATTTAACAAAAGCCTTACATATAGGTTCAAATAATGAGACCTATACTAACTTTAACTTAGAATTAAGAGATTATCAGGCAGATGTACTCAATAAAGCTTTAAAATTAGGTTGGGGTACATGTATTCTAGGTACAGGAGCAGGTAAAACACTTACTACTGCGGCACTTATTGAGAATTATTATCGTAATAGTAATAATAAGAGTACTTTTAAGTGCATTATGCTCGTACCCGACTTGTCTCTCGTATCTCAAACGTATCAAGAGTTCATCGACTGTGGTGTAACTTACAGTCTTACAAAGTGGACAGGTACAACTAAGCCAGATTTATCAGCTAATGTTATTATTTGTAATATAGGTATACTATTATCACGTTTTACTGAATCAGATTGGGTAAAATATATTGATTTGCTTGTAATAGATGAGTGTCATAAAATAAAATCAACGAGTGAAATCAGTAAAGTTATTACAAAAATAAAAACTAGACATCGTTATGGGTTTACTGGTACTCTACCCGATAATAATGAAGACAAATGGTTTCTAATTGGTAAATTAGGTCCTATATTGTATGAAAAAACAAGTGCAGAGCTACGGCAAGAGAACTTCTTAACAAATGTTGAGGTTAAAATTCTCAATATTAACTACGGACATGTACGTATTCCACGTATATCAGATAGTGCTTACCGTGATGAATTAGATTTTATATACGAAAACAGTAAAAGAAATGAACTAATTGCAAAATTATGTCATAAGTTAGCAAATAATACACTAATATTGGTAAATCACATCAAACACGGTGAAATATTATATGAAATCTTAGAGAAATCGTGTAAAACTAAGCAAGTATACTTTATTCGTGGTGAAATAACAGTAGAAGAGCGTGAAAACATTAAAAAAATTATGGAAAGTAACGATAATGTTATATGTATCGCTATTAGTGCTATTTTTTCTACTGGTGTTAACATTAAAAACCTTCATAACATCATATTTGCTGCAGGAGGTAAGTCTTTTATACGTACTGTACAGTCTATAGGTCGTGGATTACGGTTACACTCTAATAAAACACGGTTAATTATTATAGATTTGTGTGATATGTTACATTACGGTGAAAAACACTGTGAAAAGCGAGTAGAAATATATAAGAAAGAGAAAATAGCGTATTCAGAAAAAAATGTAGATATATGTTGATATTTTCGATATGGTAAATACAATAAGGGTATGTCCAAAGCTGATTATTATATAAGTCCTAAAGAATTTAAGGAATCCTTAAAGAGGTTTTATGATACAGATGTATTAACTGATGATCTCGCTGAGAATGTTAAAAAGATTGCTTATGGTTTAAGCTATAATAGTAACTTTATTAACTATACTTATAAAGATGATATGATCGGTGATGCTCTTATTAAGATGTATTCAGCTTTATCACGAAAAAAATATAGTTTTGATACTGAATCGAATCCTTTTTCATACTTTACAACGATTGCATTCAATGCATTTATTAATCGTATTAAAAAAGAGAAAAGACATCACGAAGCTGAAAAGAATTATCGTGAAAAGTTATACGAAGATATTATGACCGACCCCGAAAATGGGGGAGCTTATATTTATGTAAAACCTATTTCAGATGATGATGAAGAATATGATCAAGATTAATAAACCAAGAATAGGTATTGTATCAGATCTACATTTAGGCGTACATACCAATAGCACACAATGGCATGAGATAGCAATTACATGGGCTAATTGGCTTGCAAGTGAGTTTAAACGTCAAAATATTAAGGATATAGTTTTCTGCGGTGATTGGCATCATAATCGCAGTGAGATCTCTGTAAATACACTACAAGTATCTGCAGATATACTAGATATCTTTAAAGACTTTAACCTAATTGCTATAACAGGTAATCATGACGTGTTTTATAAGCATAGAACTGATGTAAACTCACTCTCTATCTTTAAAACGCGTGATAATGTTACTATTTACGATAGTGTTGTAACGTTTACTGCTTTTGATCGTACTATTACTCTATGTCCATGGAATACTGATATAAACGATATACCTAAAAGTGATGTTATATTCGGTCACTTTGAGATCGAGACGTTTAAAATGAATACATACAAGGTATGTGAAGAGGGTATGCGTATAAAAGACCTTTTACAGCGTAGTAACTTAATTATTTCAGGTCATTTTCATATGAGACATGAGAAAAAGTTCGGAGCAGGTACTATTCTGTATGTAGGTAACCCCTTCCAAATGGATTTCGGTGACGCTGATAATAAAAAAGGTTATTATATACTAGATCTTGATACTCTTGAGTATAACTTTACTGAAAATACTATATCTCCCTTATATATTAAGATTAGTCTTAGTGAGTTAATAACATATAATACAATAACTACAGAATTACGGGAGTTGTTTAGTAATAATATTGTTAAATTAAAGATAGATCGTAATATAGCACAAGAAGATCTTAATATTTTAACTACAAAGCTTAATCAATTACGACCACAAACATTAGCTATTGACTATGACATTAACTATAACAAAATTAGTAATGATAATAAGGATAAAGACCTATCCGGTATCGATATATCACAGGCTATTGAAGAATTTGTAAACCTACTCGAGATAGACAATAAAAAAGAAGTGTTAGACTACACATTTGAGTTGTATAAGAATTGTATATAATGAAAACAGTTAACTTTACCAGAATAGCTATCCAGAACTTCCTTTCCGTGGGGGAAGAACCTGTAATTATTAATTTTAAACGCGGATTACACGTACTTACAGGTAGAAATATAGATAAACCCGAAAGACGTAACGCTGTAGGTAAGTCTACCGTAGCTGATTCTCTTTATTTCGCTATATTCGGTGAAACACTACGTGAAATTAAAAAAGATCTTATTGTTAACAATATTACTGGTGGTAAAACGCATGTAGAACTTGATTTTGAAGTAGATTCACCGCGTGGTAACAATAAATTCAAGGTAATACGTACACTATCACCAACAAAACTTACAGTATTCAAGGATGGTACTGATAAAACACGTGATAGTATAGCGAATACTACAAAATATATTTGTGAAGTATTGAGCGCATCACCTGCAATCTTTCAGAATTGTGTTATTATGACAGTTAATAATGCAATTCCGTTTATGGCAAAAAATAAAGCCGAAAAGCGTCGGTTTATTGAAGATATTTTTGGTATGGAAGTGTTCAGTAAGATGATTACTGTATTAAGATCTGAATATAATGAGATTAAAAAGGAATACGATGTACAAAACACTAAACTAGAAGAAGTAACTACCACTTTTAATGGTTACAATCAACAAAAAACAAAGAGTTTAGAGAAAAAAGAAGAGAAACGTAAGCTCTACCTTACAAGACAAAGTAATAACAGTCAAGAGATAATTGAACTTACTAAAAAGATAGATAATATTGAGTGTGAGACTAATATCGACAAGTATAAAAAGCAAATTTCAGATCTCGAGGGTAAGTTAATTACGTGTGATGATAAGATATCACAACTTATCGAGGAAAGTACTAGTAAGAAGTCTGTTTTAAATCATAAAAAAGATCATTACAATAAGATTGGTACTGATGAATCCAAGTGTCCTGTGTGTTTACGTTCAATAGCTGATCATGATAAAGAGACTATTGAAGGCGAACGTCAACTTCTTAAGAGTGAACTGGTGTTAATGGCTGATGAGGTTAAATTATCTTTAACTAAGACTCAAGAAGCAAAAAATCTTAAAGATAAGATTAAAGATTTGATACAACAGACAACAAAGTCTCTTAATAATGCTAATTTACAGCTACAATCTAAGGTAAACATTCAAACTAGTATTGATAAACTCAATAAATGGCAGGAAGAACTTAAAGATGATATTGATGCACTTGCGAATGATAGTAATGAGTTTGATGAACTAATTAGTATTACGGAAATAAGACTAAAAGAGTTAGAGAATACTGTTTTATCTATTAATAAGCAGCTAAGTAAGCTCGATATTGTTAAATTTATTGTATCTGAGGAAGGTGTTAAGTCATATATTGTTAATAAGTTGCTCGAACTGCTTAATAATAAGTTATATTTTTATCTTAAGAAGCTCGATTCTAATTCTACATGTGTATTCAATGAATATTTTGAAGAAGAAATTGTTAACGATAAGAATAAAATCTGTTCCTACTTTAACTTTTCCGGAGCTGAACGTAAATCTATTGATCTTGCTTGTTTATTCGCTTTTTCAGATATTAGACGCCTACAAGGCGGTGTAAGCTACAATATTGCAATATATGACGAGCTATTTGACTCTTCTTTCGATCAAAAGGGTATTGAACTCATTACAGAAATATTGAAAGAGCGTGTTGAATCGCTTGATGAATGTACTATTGTTATATCTCATAGAACAGAATCATTAAAAGCTGTAACCGGTGACATTATTTTTCTTGAGAAATGCGACGGAATTACACGACGGATTGAATATCTTGATGAATATTAACTATTGACAATGTATCACCGATATTAAAGCCATGACGCACTTTTTTCGTCTTACGCTTAATAGTAAAACCACCGTATTTCATTTGTTTAAGGTAATTATTGGTAAATCCTGTCTCTTCTTTAAATTTATTTGTCGTCTCCCACACATAAATTTTATCTTGTTCTTTTGAATATATACAAATAGGTTTACGATGCGCAAGTCCGTTATTAATAGTGGCTTTTATAGATTTTTTAACACCTAATTGAGCTTTTTTTATTTTTATTTTAGTATACAAACTTAGAACCTTACCTTTATTAGCTACACTTATACGATGTTTATGATCTGCAGATAAAACGCGTTTTTGTAATTTATTTACACTACTTATTTTTGCTTTTGTAATATCACTATGACACCAACCACTACCCCTTCTAACTGCTTTAGTATCATTAGCGTTCAACCAATTAGATTTATTAACAACATTTAATCTTTGTAATACTTTTGATTCCCACATAATTGCATCTTCAGCATTTTTAAAAGTTTTCCGTATCTGAACAATATCAGGAATTCCAAACATATTAATAAACTGCTTAACAATTTTTGACGATGTATAATATACAGTCATTAGATCATCAGAATGACAACCAGTTTTGTACAAGCACTTATAACTACGTGAATACCTTACACCATAGTAATTCATATTTTGTGCTGACCATTTAAGACGGTAACAAAAAGGCATATACTCTTTCATATAGTTATTTATTATATAGATCTATTTAGAAAAAGAAAAGGAAAATGGTATTACAAGACGAGTGGAGTATTCAGAATATTAATGTAAATAATCCAAGATGCACGTTCAGCCATTCGTCAGCCCTTTTGTTAATGCTGTTGTTCAACCTTTCGCAAGCAATGTTGTAATACAACCTGTTCAAAATATACAGCCTAAAGAACTATCACTTCCAAGATACGTCAATTATTTAGCGGATTATTCAGGATGTGGTTTCTGGCGTATATTATGGCCTGAATTACTAATTAACTCTGAAGGTTACGGTTGTTCTCAATCTCAAACCGCTATGATATTTGACCCACGCTGGTATAAAGGTGTGAAGTGTGTTAAGATACAACGACAAGCATCAAATGATCAAAAAGAATTCGTTAAATATCTTAAATCTATCCAGCAAGAAAGTGGATTTAAGTTAGTATACGAAGTTGATGATGTTGTATTTAGGGAAGATATTCCTGATTATAATAAATTTAAATTTGCTTTCGATAACGAAGAAATTCGTAATAATTGTATAGAAATTATTAATATGTGCGACGAAGTCACAGTTACCTGTGATTATATGCGTAAGTTATACCAGAAGCGAACTGGTAAACAAGAAATTACTGTTGTACCTAACTTCGTTCCATATCATTGGATGGGTCACCATTATAATAAACAGCGTATTTGGAATAATTACGACAAAAATAAACGTAAACCAAGAGTCCTCTATACAGGTTCAGGCGCTCACTACGACGTAGACAATAAAAACGGTGGTATTGATGACTTTTCACACGTAATTGATGTAGTAAGACGTACAATTGACAAATATCAATGGGTATTCGTCGGATCTTTCCCACCACCCTTACAACCGTTAGTTGAAAGTGGTAAAATCGAGTTTCATCAATGGCAATCACTCAATAGGTATGCTGGATTTATTGCTAATCTTGGAGCTCAAATAATGATCGCTCCATTACAGGATAATAGCTTTAATAACTCTAAGTCAGACATTAAATTTATTGAAGCGTGTGTGTTAGGTCTACCATGTCTTGTTCAAGATATGGAAACGTATAAAGTAGCACCAGCAGAGCTTAAGTTTAAAACAGGTGAAGAGCTAGAAGAGAAACTTGCAGCAATTCTTAAGAATAAAGCTGCATATTACCGTAATACAGAAAGGTTTAGAGAAATTGGCGCGAGCAGGTTCTTAGAACTTGATGAAAATATCGGTTGCTACCTTGAGGTTCTTAATACACCTTACGGCTCACCAGAGAGGAAATATCTCAAGCGTTGGAATCCTTAATAGGTTGATAATTATTTGTTATGGTTTATACTATAACTAAGAATGGCATATCGAAACGCAATATACAATAGCAGAGATCAATCGATCAAGCTTTTTACTTGGGATGAGTCCGGTAAGCGTATTACACGCGATGTAACTTTCAACCCGTACCTGTATCTCGAATCTCCTGACGGTGATAAGACGTCCATTTACGGTACAAAGGTTAAGAAGCGTACATTTAATACGCAGTACGATAGAAATAAGTATATTGCTGATTCTGGTAACCGTAGGTTATTCGAAAATATTCCTACTGTACAGCAATACTTGCTAGAAGCGTTCTGGCGTGAGAATGAAGCTCCTGAATTTACTCAACATCCTTTGCGTATGGTGTTTCTGGATATCGAGACATTTAGTCCAGACTCTTTTCCTAATACCGAGGACCCGACTCATACAGTTAACGTAATTACATGTTATGATACATTTAGTAAGAAGTTTCATACGTTTGGTCTCAATCCTTATACTAATGAAGCTGATAATGTAATTTATTATCATTGTAAAAATGAGAGAGCTTTATTTATTAAGTTTATCGAGTATATTGAAGCTGATTATCCTGATATTCTTAGTGGTTGGAACTCAGAGTTCTTCGATATTCCTTATATCATTAACCGTATTGAAAGATTATTAGGTCAAGAGTATGTAAATAGGTTGTCTCCTGTAGGTCAAGTATATGATAGAATGATTAGGGGTAAGTTCGGTCGTGAGGTTAAGCGTTACTATATTAATGGCGTTGCATGTATTGACTATCTCGATATCTATAAGAGGTTTTGCTTAAAGCTGCGTGAATCTTACAAGCTTGACGCTATTGGTGAGATTGAACTTAATGAACGTAAGGTTGATTATGGTGATATTAACCTAGCTACACTTTCTGAGACTGATTGGAATACATTTGTAAAATATAACATTCAAGACGTTAACCTCCTTGTTAGACTTGAGGAGAAGTTACAATATGTATCGCTATTACGAATGCTTTCTTATGTAGGTTTGACAACGCTTGAAGGTGCGATGGGTACTATTTCAGTCATCAACGGAGCTCTTACGATTAAAGCACGTAAACGTAAAGAGGTTATATCTACTTTCGTTCGTAACCAAGCTGAAGGAAAGAATCCAGGTGCCTATGTAGCTGAACCTAAGCACGGCTTTAAGGAGAATGTAGTATCGTTTGATGCTAACTCGCTATATCCGAACGTTATGATTGCGCTTAATCTATCACCCGAAACGAAAGTAGGTAAGATAGAAAAAGTAGATGATGATAACTATACTGTAAAGCATGTATCAGGTAGATCATTTAACTTAACGAAAGAAAAGTTTAGCGCTTTTATTAAACAAGAAGAATTAGCTATTACTAAGGCAGGTTTCTTATTTACGCAGAAGAAGCAAGGTATTATTCCTGAATTTCTTGATCACTACTACAAGGAGAGGGTTATTATTAAGGATGAACTATTTAAAGCTAAGAAAAAGCTTCAAGCTCTCAAAAAGACAGATCTAGATTATCAAAAACTACAGTTTGAAGTAGAACGTCTTAACACAAAGCAAATGGTTATTAAGATTCTTGTTAACAGCTGTTATGGATATATGGGCAATAAACAAGCTCCTATTGGCGATGATGATATTGCATCGTCTGTAACGCTAACTGGTCAAGCTGTTATTAAGCATGCAGGTAAGCTACTACAAGATTACTTAACTACGAATTTTAATATTACTGATAAGCATACCCTTAATGAAAGTTGGGTGTATTCTGATACAGACTCGTGTTACTTCTCTTTAGGTTGTATTAAAGATAAAGTACCTTTGAAAGATGGTAATGAAGTATCTGCAGATTTTTATAAAACTGTAAATGATCTTGAAGATTATCTAAATGCAGGTATTACTACATGGGCAAAGAAAAACCTACTTACAAAAGATAGTCGATTTGTGTTTAAGCGTGAGTGTATTGCAGATGTTGCTGTGTTTCTTCAGAAGAAACGATACGTTATGCATATTCTTGATGATGAAGGACTTGAAGTAGATAAGTTTAAGTATGTAGGTGTTGAAGTTGTACGTACAACAATGCCTAATGCTATTAAACCCTATGCTAAAAAGATTATCGAGACAATGTTATTAACTCAGTCTCAAAATCAGACTAATAAGCTTCTTAATGAAACGTTTGATGTGTTTAAGAGTCTTATGCCAGAGGAGATTGATTTCGTTATGGGTGTTAAGGGATATGAGAAGTATGCACCATTGTGTAGAGAGTTTTTAGTTGCTAAAGGTATGCCTATTCATGTTAAGTCAGCGTACTACCATAATTTGATTATGTCAAAAATTGACGGTAAGAGTGAGACTATTTCTTCCGGAGATAAAATTAGATATCTCTACATAGAAAAACAAAACAAGTATGGTATTACAAATATTGGCTTTAAGTATAACTATAATGCAGAGTTTAAGAATCTTTTTAAAATCGACTATGTATTAATGTTTGAAAAGATTCTATTTAATTCGATTGAACGCTTCTATAACTCTGTAGGTTGGCGTATTAGAAAGCCAACAGATAATGTACAAACTGAACTTGATGATCTATTTGGGTTTTAAGTTAGTTGCATAATAGAATTTAACACCTATATAATATCAATATGGAATATTTAGATCAACCTGAATTTGATAATACACCGAGAGCACATCCTGCTTTTTGGAGAGGTAAAAACATTGGCATTAATAGCGTATTAGAGATTGTTTCTAATATTATGATGGGATATGATGATGGGTCAGGTGTTAATAATCACCCAGGCATCGAAGCAATGAGGAAGGGTATTCTCACTTGGAAAAGCCAAGTTGATAAGTCACTTTCTGATAATAAAAAGGTTGAAAAATAAAATCTTTACTATAATATAATATATCATGAGTAAAATTACTACTATTATCGATCATATTGGACGTACAGTTATCGGTGAGCTTGTTTCTGAAACAGAAGCAACACTTACCCTAAATAACCCTGTTATTATTCACGTTCAACCTAACCCGCAAACAGGTCAACTTCAAGTTCAATCTATTCCATATATCTTTATGGAGTTTCTAGAACAAGCTTCACGAGCAGCAAATCACTGGACATTTAACCGCTCTAGTATTGTTCAATCTGAAGTTCAACTTGATAGCAAAATTATTGCACAATATAACGGTATTAATACTCCTGCGCCTCAAGCAGCACCTTCTGGTGATCCAGAAGTAATCAAGCTTTTTGAAGACTAAATATTAAATAAATCTAACAACACCTCCCACGCCTCTTAACAATGCGCACCAAGGGAGGTTCTTTTTTGTCTTGATTTTTAGAGTAAAGTATTTATTTTTTGAAGTAAAGTATATCACCTTCAGTAAAAATATGTTTTGTAGTTGACCGACGACGAATTTTACGAACGCCGGTTCGTTTAAGATTGATAATACTAATACCATCTAAACCTGTTAATTTTATACAATCAGTTACATTATTAAATTTAAGCTCACCTAGAAATTGAGATATAATAATAAATGGAATACTTCTTGGATCTATGTAGTCATCTCCCCATATATCCTGTAACGACTTTCCTTTTCTATAACATACCCAATCACCTTTATACCTCTCCTTCGATGTCTTACCTTTAACAGGATTAACCCAACCTGGTTGCATTTCCTGCATTGTTCTATTTTTCCGACTACCTACTCTACCTGTAACTCTTTGTCTTAATTCATCATCCCAATAAACAGCACGTCCGCAATTTTTATTTATCCATTTATTATTAGATTTAGATTTAACATATTTAATAACTCTAGACTCCCATAATAAAGCACTTTTAATATTTTTAAAAGTACGTCTCACTTGTATGATATCAGGTTCTCCATATATTAATCTATAGTCTTTAACATATTTAGAAGAAGTAAAATATGATACCCATAGATCATCAGGATGACACCCATATTCGTAAATACAGTTTAGTTTTTTTGAATACCTAACACCGTAATAAAATTTGTTTTGCTTTGACCACCCTATTAAATAGCAATAGGGTGTATAAATAGGTTCATGCTGTTGGTTTAATTTCATAACAATAGAGTAGTTAGGAGGTAGGATTCCGTGAACTACAATTATATTTATGTTGATTTGTATGTTTATTACTATAATATATAGATATGAGTAGATTTGATAATAAGGATATTGAGAAGGCATTAGACTCTATAGATGAAGTTAACCCATTTGCGACTTACCTGAGTGATAATACCCTAAGTAGAGTTTCAGAGTGGATAGATACGGGAAGCTACGTTCTTAATGCAATTATATCGGGATCCGTATATGGTGGTATACCTAAAGGTAGGGTAGTTATGCTAGCAGGTGAGAGTATGACTGGTAAATCTTTATTTGTACAAAAAATCCTTGCTAGTGCACAAAAGGAAGGTCTTATTCCTGTTATTTTTGACACAGAAAATGCTGTAGACAGCGACGGTGCTGAAAGGCTCGGTTTAGATGTATCTAAGGTCAAATATGTACCGTGTGTTAGTATCGAACAAACCCGAAACGCGTTGTATAAATTTTTAACTTCGGTTCAAGAAAAGAAATTACAGGGTAGATTTATTGTAGCTATTGATTCTCTCGGTAACCTTCAATCTGAACTCGAACATTCACGTATGGGTAAAGAGAGTACGAGTTCAGATATGGGATCTAAGGCACGAGCGATGAAAACATTACTACAAACATGTACTAATCTTGGTTCAATTACTCAAACAACAATTCTACTTACTAATCATGTCTATGACGATCCAACAGCAATGTTTCCATCGATTGAAAAAAATATGCCCGGCGGTAAAGCGTGCGTTTATCTTCCATCTGTTACAGTTCAACTAGCTCGTAAACCTGTAAAGGATGACGGTGGTAAGACTACAGATACTACACTTGCCGTCGGGCAGAAAAACTACTCTGGTATTATTATTAGAGCTCTTACTCGTAAGAATCGATTTATTAAACAGTATCTTGAAGGTGAAATGTTCTTATCTTTCTCAACCGGACTTGATCGTTACTACGGACTACTCGACCTTGCAGTAGGTCACGGTATTGTTATTCAAGGCGGTGCTACATATACACTAGAAGACGGAACTAAGCTCGGATATTATCGTAATTGGCGCAAGGATACTAAACTGTGGGAAGAGACTATTATTCCTAAGCTTGAGTTGAAAATTAAAAAAGAGTGGTCATACTCTAATGATGAGCATGAAGTACCGGAAGAAGTAATTGAAACAGAAGATCATGAGTAAAAAATTAGTTTTAGCGTTTTCTGGAGGAGCTGACTCAACTGTCTTATTATATATGGCAGCGGATCAAGGTTATACCGAGATTCATACTGTATCTTTTGACTACGGTCAAAGACATAATAGAGAATTAAAGTGCGTTAATATACAATTAGAAAATATTAAGAAAAAATATCCTAATATTAAAGTAACTAATAAAGTATTAGATGTAAAATACCTAAAAGATATATCACCTACATCTTCCTTAACTAATTTAGATATTGATAATCCAGATATTAGTAAGATTGCTGGTGATGCTCAACCTGTATCTTATGTACCATTTAGAAATCAGATGTTTATTACAATCTGTTGTGCTTATGCAGAGAGTTTAAAAGCAGACGAAGTATGGTATGGTGCAGCGCAAGTTGATTCTCTAGCTGGATATTGGGACGGAAGCGATCTCTTCGTTTCATCTATAAATGAACTAGTATCACTTAACAGACAACATAGGATCCGCGTGGGAGCACCGCTGCTCTCCCTGTCGAAGGCTAGTATCGTTAGACAAGGTGTAGAATTAGGAGTAAACTTCGGAGACACGTGGACATGCTATAGTAACCGTGAGGACGGCCTCGCAGACGCTACAACTCCTTCAAGTAGTTTACGTATTCAGGGGTTTATTGATGCTGGTTACCGTGACCCTATAAAATATCTGCAACAGGAAAAGCTTGACAGTATATATGATCTAAAATACTGTAATTACATTCCGTAACTTCTTAATTCAGCTAGTTGCTTTGAAGTAGTAGGTTTAAATTTCTCTCTAAAGCTTAGAGACTCTACAATAGGCTTTGGAGTTGAATAAACTCTTTGCTCAGACATATAGTTTAATACAGAACTTTCTTTTATTGGTGTTACACCGATCGCAGCTTCTACAGCTTTTGTCTGTGCATTCATTAATTCAGGAGCTAATTTAGTACCCTTATACTCCTCCGCAAGGTTATCAAATGCAGAATCAGTTTCCATATCCTCTGCATCTTCATAACCTTCTTCTTCTTCTCGTCCAAGATCACCTACCATATTAGGTTTATTTTGAATATCGGGAGTGTGTATAACAACACCAGCACCACCAAAAGCTTCAAGATCGTTTGAAATTTGTGATTCTACTTTCTCAGCTCCAAGTTTACTAATAATTCTTCCTAACTTACTATCTGCAGCAAATGTAGCATCAATACTTTTACCTTCTAATTCAATATCAGACTCTTTAACGAATTGCTTAAGGTAATTAATGATACGATTTATATCACCTAAATCGCTACCTTTATCTACAACAATTTCAATCATATAATCTTTACTATATGAACCTTTAATAGAAGATACAAGATCATCGTAATTATCAACTACCTGACTAATTGAGCTAAGTGCAGCAGCTGTATCTTTTTTACGTTCAATACGTGCGATCTTTTTAGCAGCTTTAAGCTCAGCATTAAGCTTGTTCATTTCCATTCTTTGCTGCGCAGCATCTGTCCTATTACCCGTTGTAAAGCTAATTTTATCTTCTAATTTATTAGCAATATAATCCTCAATATCACTCTTTCTGGATTTCATTTGTTTTGCAATACCGTTTTGCTCGAAATACTCTACCATACGGCTTACAGAAGGATCATTCTTAAACATTTTAATTATTGCATCATCAATTATATCGAGATCATATAAAATGTTTAACATAGCCAATCTACCTTCACGAGTACCTGAAGATGCACCTTTAGATGCAGCTATACCTCTTGCTTGTGTTTGAAACCCAGGTAAAATTCTCTCCATAGGAGAAATAGCAGCTTCACTAAGAAATGTTAATCTGGAAAGTAGATTATTAAAGGAACTCATATATACTATTTATATAAGATGCAATTAAATTGGGAAGATTTTAACGAAATGTCTTATACCGGTATATGTAATATACCTGGTATAGGTAAGAGAGTAGCAGAACGTATTGTAGAAATGCAACCGTTTAGATCTAAAAGTGATCTTTTTAAGGTAAAAGGATTAGGTTCGTATACTCTAAAAAAATTAGGTATAGAAAGAGAGAAAAAAGAAAAGAAGAACTGGTATTTGATGCCTGATGGTATAGAATACCCATTAAACTCACTTGCAAGGAATACAGTTACTGGACAAATTGATTTTTTCTGGAGAGTTCCAAAAGATAGAAGAGAATATCTAAGATAATATGTGTGCAATATTAATGAGCAATAATATCTCTAAATTTGAGGTGCTTTATCAAGGCAACCTAACAAGAGGTAATTTTTCCACGGGTATCGTATGTTTATATGATGGTAATCAGCAACAAACTATTAAAAAACAAGGAACTCTTGATTTTGATAATGTACAATTAGATGTAAGATGTGATTATTATATCGGTCATGTACAAGCACCTACCTCAGCAGCGAGAAAATGGTCATATGAAACATCTCATCCCTTTGAATCTCTATCGTGGGCTGTAATACATAATGGTGTACTAACCAATGATGCTGATCTTAAAAGTAAATATGTTTCTTGGGATGTTAATGAAGTTGATACATCAGTTATACCAAGTTTATTGCAGCATTTTACAGAAGAATGTGTAGGGGAATGCTCTGCACCAGTAACAATTAAAAAAGTACTTAATTTACTTGAAGGTACATTTGCTTTAGGTATAATTGATACAGATTCTAATGATGTTTATATTGCAAGGCAGGGATCCGTATTACACTATAATGATAATGGAGATGTATCAACTCTTGGTGGTGAAGGTTTTACGCTATTACCAGAGGGAGTTATAATGATGCTTAGTAATAACTACAAAACATGGACTGCTGTTGAAACTTTTAAAACAAAATCACCATTTTTATTTTTATAATTTATGTCAATAAACAAAACACTATATTTCTCTGCTACAAAGGGAAGCCGTAAAGATACATTACTATTTAAAAATAGCTCTGCATATAATAAGTTTATTTTTAAAGAAAATAACACACAACCTCTACCTGTACTCTATAATAAAGCTATTGACTTAGCTATTAAAGAGAAAAAAGACTATATCGTATTATGCCATGATGATGTCATTATTGAATCTGATGTAGCATACAAGCTACCCGATATTCTACGTACAGAGTTCGATATAATCGGTGTAGCAGGCACAACAGAATGTAAATTACAAGAGCCAGCGTTGTGGCATCTAATGGGTGGTGGGTTTCAAGGCGGTAAACTTCATGGAGCTGTAGCTCATGGTAATGAAACTCAAAAAAGTATGACAGCCTTTGGACCTTACCCTCAACGAGTTGTATTACTCGATGGTGTGTTCTTAGCTATCCATCGTCGTGTGTTTGAACAAATTCGATTCGATGAAACAAACCCAGCTGACTTCCACTTTTACGATCTTTCATATTGTTTAGATGCTACACTAGCTGGCTTTAAATGCGGTGTATCTGATATTATGATTACGCATGCTTCTCCAGGATTAAAGGAATTCACACCTGAATTTTTAGAGGGTCAAAAGTGGTTCTTAAACAAATACGAAAAATATAAGGGCAAAATTCTTACCGTTTAGAACGTATTTTAATAAACTTACCTTAAATTATTTTTAAAGGTATAAAAATAGAAAAGCATTCTGTACACCCATCAAATCGATATTTAGGTATGTATTTATATAAACTATATAATTTTTTAAGTAATTGCTCAACTTGAAACATATCATATAAATTACCCTCTACTTCTTCTAATATATTAATTTTATAATTTTTATGTAGTGAACTATTTTTATAACGAGTATTTATACTTGTCTTTGTAACACCAATTTTATAAAAAACTTCATCCTCACTGCTAACTTTTAATAAATAAAGCTTACCTATTATATCAATACCTTTTAAACTAGTTGTTGTATAAAAGATATTATTTTGAAGTTTTTTTATTGTATTCTTTGTAACTTTTCTACCTGTAATTTGCTCTCGTAAATACTTAAAAGTAAAATTATAATTAGCCTTTATAAAATTATTTAATGTTGGTTCTGTTACCTTTAAGATTTTACAAATATCCTCCTGATATAAATCCTTTTTTATTAGAGATATAAGAATATCTTTGTTTATTATTTTTTTACGCTTTGTACGTCTAGATATAGCAGATCTAACTTGTTGTGAGTTTATAGTTAATCTATTACCCGTAAGAGCTTTTCTAATTTGTTGAAAGCTTTCTCTCACATACTTTTTACGAAGCCTGTTAATAATCGTACTTGAAGTTACCTCTAATATTTTAGCTATTTCGAGTTGCGTTTTACCTTCTTTAATATAATATTCAATTATAAACACATCATCTTTCATTCTAATATTTAATTCAAAGTGTCTAGGTCTATACAAAATTATTCAACTCCAAATACGCAAATGACTATTGATAATGACTATTTTGAACGTATAGTTTGTTACCGTTCTTTAACTGATTCAACGTATTTAGCTTCAATTGTTGATTACGTTAAGCCTAAGTATTTTAAATCAAAGAATATTGCTAAAATTTTCGAGATTATTAATGACTTTTATGGTAAGCGTGAGAAGTTACCGACTATTACTGAAGTTAAAGCATACTTAACTACAGATGAGTATAGAGAGTCGTTTAAACAGCTTGTTGAATCATTCAAAGATATAGATAAAAATATCGATAAAGGTGAGCTGTATGATAACACAGAGAGATTCATTAAGGAAAAATCTGTATATCATACTATGCTTGAAGTTGCTAGTGATATTGCTAAAGGCTCTATTGATACTTCAGAAATTCTTAATAAGTTTGAAACTTCCTGTAATATAAATCTTGTAACAGATAGAGGGCTTGATTTATATAGAGATGTAGATCTTATTGTTGAAGACTTAACTAGTATTCAAAAAGCTATACCGAGTAACTGGCCGTGGCTTGATGATGCGTTGAATGGTGGCTTCCAAGAGAATGGTCGTGCGTTATATGTATTTGCCGGTGAAACTAATATTGGTAAATCTATATTTTTAGGTAACGTTGCTACAAATATCGCTAATCAAGGTAAGAATGTACTACTAATTACTCTCGAGATGTCCGAACTATTATACGCACGACGTATATGTACTAATGTTAGTAAGATTCCATTAAAAGAACTAGCAATTAACGCTCCTTCGCTTAGACAGGCTTTAAAGGAGCAAGAAAAAGAAGGTAAAGGTAGTATCTTTATTAAAGAGTTTCCTCCTAGTACTATTACACCTAACCAATTAAAAGCATTTATTAAAAAGATCGTCGATCAAGGTATTAAGATTGATGCAATTGTGTTAGACTATCTTAACCTTTTACATTCTACTGTAGGTACAAATTCATATGAACGTATTAAGAACGTAACTGAGCAAGTACGCGCTATGACATATATGTTTAACTGTCCTATTATATCTGCAACTCAATTAAATCGATCTGGTTTTAGTTCTAATAACCCTGACTTGACTACTATATCTGAATCTGTAGGTCTAGCAGCTACTGCAGACGTTATTGTGTCTATTTATCAAAACGAAGAAGATAGAGAATTGAGCATTATACGTTTAGGTATGATGAAAAATCGATACGGACCTAGAGGACATACGCAAGCTATGAGAATTGATTACTCTACCTTAACAATTACACAAGCTGAAGAAAGTGCTAATGAAACTTCAGATAGCTCTTATACTATGCTGCAATCGTTTGGAAGTTGATTAAATAGAGTTGACTATAAATACAAGTAGTGAAACCAACTACTTCTATTACTGACAATGTTCGCGATTATCGCAAAGGTAAGCGTGACTTTAGTACAATAGAGTTAAATGATATTAAATTATACCTCTTAAAGTATAAAGATCAGTTAGAAAAAACACAATTCTTTGAAGGTCAAATTAAAGATTTTAGAGTAGTTAGTTGTTTTGCGGAAGAATATCACGATGAGTTATTCACTCACATTTTAAATAATAGTGCTATTGCTATCATTATAAAGTTACAAACAAAAACTGTCATATTTAAAAAGAACGATAAAATTTGTGACATTGATTTACCAAAATTAGCCAACTTATTATGTAACGGTACAGGTCTTAGTGATGGTACCGCGGTAGGTAAGTTTACTGCTAAATTTCTTAACTTCACTAAAACTTTAAAGCCATGTATTTAACATCTATTGTAAACCCTTCGCAAAGTATTATAGATAGAGAGAGTGAGCATATTCTCTTATCCTTTTGTTCATTTTGCACCTTATTAAAAGGTAAAAAACTATCCTTTCAGAACGTGTTTATTTTAGCGTTACAAGACGAAAAATTAAGAAATATTTTAAAAGACCTTTTAGGTGTTGATTCTAACTATGAAATCGTTAAACTATTCTTAGAGTACGATCCTACGATCACTAAAAGTAAATATATAACAAAATGGCTTAATTCTAATCAGAAGATAGATTTATAATAAACTATGTCTTTAACAGCATCTGAAAAACAAATTTATAACGCATACCTAATTGCAAGCAGAACATCAAAAAACAAACCTTTCAAGTTACGGCAAAACTTCAACAATATTGACGACAAAACGTATGTCATTCTTAAGAAGCTTTCTTTACTATTTCAAAATAATAAAAACGTCAGTATTGAGGAGTTTTTTAAAGCACCATTTGTTTATTATGCAGATACTAACTACTTAGATTTGCAGTTTTTTACAACTCCAAAAGCTATCAAGTGTTATACATCTTACAAGAGAAAGTTAGAGACTCTCTCACCAGATAGTGTAGAAAATATTGATAACTGTAAACAATGCTGCAAATTTATTATGCGTTATTGTGTGGAAAATAATCTTACATTAAACGAGTATAAGAGTATAAATAGCGGTACAACACCTTTGGTGTTACAGCATTTACGTGATCATAACATAAATTTTTATGTCATTCACGGACTTGAATGTGACAGAATTATAAGACAAGTTGAGCCAGATCTCTTAGAGTTTTTTATTACTGATTTTAACCAGTTACTAAATAACACCCGTATTAACTTTCAACAATCAGTTAAGCTAAAGGTAGTAATAAGAGAATCTTTTCAACTTATCGAAGATTACCTGTTGAAAAAGAAAAAAAATATAATATAATAAAATACAACCAAAATTAAACTAACAAAAAAATAAAAATATGAGTTCATTCAATACAACAATGTTTCAGTCTATTAAGGACGCACTAATTAAAAATGAGAGCGAAGGTAGCAATGCTACTTATAACGAAATCATGAAGACAACCCCTGGTCATACCTATACCGTTAGGCTATTACCTTTTGCTAAAGATCCTAAAAATACATTCTTCCATTATTATAATCATGGATGGCCGTCTTTTGCTACAGGTCAATACGTACAAGCTCTCTCACCTATGACTTTCGGTGAGCGTGATCCCATTGCTGAAGAGCGCTTTAAGATCCTACGTACTGGTACTGATGAGGATAAAGAAAAAGTTAAAGAAATTAAACGTATTGAGAAGTATCTTGTTAACGTTTATGTAATTGATGATTCTCAGACTCCTGAAAATAACGGTAAGGTTAAACTCCTTCGCTACGGTAAACAGCTTCATAAAATTATTATGGAAGCTATTGAAGGTGAGGATTCTGAAGAGTTTGGTCCACGTATTTTTGATCTTGGATCTACTGGTGTTAACTTTAAAATTAAGTGTGAAAATCAAGGTGAGTTTCCGACATATGTATCTTCAAGATTTACGTCTGCTGGTAAGCTTGCTTTGAGTGAAGATGAACAGAAGAAAATCTATGATAGTGTTTTTGATCTTACTAAGGTATTTACCCTTAAATCGTATGATGAGCTTAAGCAAATGCTTGATGAGCATTATTACTGCAAATCTTCTACTGAAGCAGCTACACAAGAAGTTCATACTACTGTAAAGCCAACTACACCGCAAGAAGAATATACACCTTCAAAAGTAGTACAGCAGCATGATACTTCGATTGATGATGAAATCGACGAACTTCTTAAAGACCTATAATATATGACCGAAGCAGAACGACAAGCATTCCTAATGTTTGCTGGTACAATGCATGGTCAAGCAAAAGCGACTGACCAAATGATTGTTGGTCAGTCGGTTAATCTTCGACCGATGAGTAATGATATTCAGAATAAATTTGCCGAAGTACTACAAACACCTCCACAACAATATAATCCGTACGTTCAACAAGAACCTATAGAACCTATTGTATATCAGCAACCACCTCCAGATAATTTTGTTGGTGTTGAACAAGCAGCACAAGAGTTAGCAGAAATACAACCTGTACAGCGCTTTATACCGCAGCCACCAGTATCAGTTAATACAGATATTGTTGATGTTCTTAAAGAAATTAGCTTGAATTTAGCTAGAATTGCGACTACACTAGAAAGCCATGGCAGACAAAAAAGAACTAAGAGTACAAAATCGACCTGAATTTGTAAAGTTTCTAGATGCGATATCGAAGATCAACGAGTCAGCGATAGTAAATGTACAGGAAAATCCTGGCTTACTATCCTGTCTCGTCTCTTCCGCAGATAATACTTTAATACTTTCTGCAGAACTTGATTCTGTTAATACTAACTTTAGTGGTGTAAATAACATTCCTGATATTAAGAAACTTATTCGTGTTGTAGATAATATTAATTCAAAAGATATTACTATTACTGTTAACTCTAATAACTATGAGTATAAAGGCAATAGTATTAAGTTTAAGTATCATTTATATGAAGATGGTCTATTAGCTAAACCTACTATTAATATTGAAAAAATTAAAAGCTTCAATTATGATATTAGCTTTAGTATTACAAAAGATATTCTACAATCTATAATTAAAGGTAGTACGTTTGCTACTGAGACTAATAAAGTATATCTTTATACTGAAGAAGGTGTATTAAAAGCAGAGCTTACAGATAGATCTAGACATAATACAGATGCGTTATGTCTAGATCTAGGACCTGTTGACTTTGAACTCAAGCCTTTACCTCTTAATCTTGATAATATTAAATTACTCTCTGTGTTAGAACGTGAAATTAATATAGGTATCAATACTGATTACGGTGTATGTGTATTTGATATTCAAGCTAACGGTATTAAATTAAAGTATATTATAACATCCTTAACACAATGAAACCTTTAAAAAATAAAATTACGACTCTATCATACTTTGTTAAACGCTTAAAAGATAGCGAGTTTAATACATGGAAAATTTGCTCTAACTATTCAATTGCAGATCCAAGAAAATGGACAATTATGGTAGATCCTGGTAATACTTCTTTGTTTATTACATGCTATGAGAACAAAGACTTTAAAGGTGAAATGATGTTCGAATTTAATGATGGTGGTAGATTATTTCCAAGAAACTACTCTATTAAAACATCATCAATGGAAGTTATCGTTACTGTATTAATTGAACGTGGTGTATCGCAAGGCTTAAATCTTACAGCACCACCATCTTATACTGCATAAAATGAATCAGGAGCATACACTAGAGCCAGGTAATACATATGCGGTTCAAAGCGGTGCTTTTGCTGGTGAGCTTCTAATTTTCATCGATAAAGGTCAAGATAATTATAACTTTCTTGCTGTACCAACCATGTTAAATCGTTCGGTTCCTTGTAATTCGTTCGATTTAGCATGGAACTCTGGTATAATAGAGTTTGTAGAACAGGTTCCTGACTACGTTGTTCAGGTTTCTACGACACAATACTACGAAAATGAAAAGCTTAATAATTGATGGAAATAATTTAATTCATCGCACCTACTGGACAGCGAAAAATATTGTAGGTTATGAAGATGCGACAAAATTAAGTAATTTTCACATATACTTTACAATTAATGCTATTAAGAGCTATGTTAACACGTATAAGCCGGATAAAATTATTGCTTGTTGGGATGAAAAACCTGATTATCAACGCAATGATCGTAAAGATCTTTTTTCAGATTATAAAGGTAACAGATCTAAGGATGTATCGCCGCATCAAAACAACGAGAAGATCAAAGAATTTCTTTATACCTTAGGTATTCCGTCTATTTTTCCAAGAAAATTAGAAGCTGACGATGTTATTGCTTATTTAGCTGAATCACTTGAAGGTTCTAAAGTTATTATCTCTGTAGACAAGGACTTCTTGCAGTTAATTAACAAAGATGTAATTATTTACGATCCAATTCGTAAGAAAGAGACAAATACAGCTAATTTTGTAGAAAATGCTGGTTGTGAGCAAGTTAATTTCATGACTATTAAGTGTTTAGTAGGAGATAAGTCTGATAACGTGCCAGGTATTCCTAAGTTCGGTAAGGTTAAGGTTAAAAAGTATCTTGAAGGTACGGTAGAACTTACAGATGAAGAAAATTCAATATTTACACGTAATCTAGAGTTATTTCGCTTAGATAAATATAGAGCTATTGAGAATCGCGATGAATTACTCTACTATCAGGAACAAATGACTCGTGTTACGAGTTGCGAACCTGAATTTCAGCAGTTTATTGATCTATGTAAAGAACATGATATTAACTCTATTCTTAATAAAAAAGAAGACTGGTATAACTTGTTTTTTGTAAAACATCGCCTATTATCAATATTTGCATGATTAGTTTACCTGAAGATTATATTATACAAAAGTTTTATGAGTTAGGTTACTACCCTAAAACTAACAAGTATAATAATACATATCAATGTTCTTGTCCTTTGTGTAGAGAAGGTAATTCTTTAGGTAAGAAGAAGCGGTGTTACTATATTCCTAAGAATGACAATATATTCTGTCATAACTGTGGATGGTCTGGTAAACCATATACTTGGATTAAAGAAGTATCAGGTAAGACCGATAGGGAGATCATAGCAGAGATAGAGGACTATACAGGCGAACGAGAGATATTACCTAGCTTTGACGAACCTATCGTTAAGCCTAAGACAGAGACACTACCAAAAGACTCGATTAATCTGAGTGACCCTTATCAGCTTAAGTTTTACGGTGCGAATCCCATTGTCTCCGCTTGTTTGACATTAATACGTAATAGGCGACTAGATACCGCAGTAAACCGCCCTGACAACCTTTATTTATCGCTTACAGACCCTGTTCATAAGAATAGATTAGTGTTACCCTTCAAGAATGAACACGGTAGTATAGAGTTTTATCAATCTAGAACTATTTTACCAGGAGATAATAAAACAAGACCTAAGTACGTCTCAAGAATCAATGCTGAAAAGACATTATTCAATATCGATAAGGTAACTAACGATATTTCTAGTGTTTTTATATTTGAAGGTCCTATTAATGCATTTTTTACTAAGAATAGTGTTGCTGTAGCTGGTATTACTGAAAGAGGTAATGCTACCTTTACCGAAAGGCAGCAAAAGCAGGTAGATACTACACTAAAGTGGTTAGATAAGATATGGGTTCTTGATAGTCAATGGATCGATAATGCTTCTCTTAAGAAATCAGAGACTTTATTGCTTAATGGTGAGAAAGTATTTATATGGCCGGAAAAGTTCGGTACGCGCTTTAAGGACTTTAACGATATCGCTATACACTGCAAAATTGATGAGATTTCAGCGGAATTCATTCAAAAAAATACCTTCGGATCTCTCGAAGGTATTATTAAGCTTTCAGAGATTAAGAAGTTTAGACTCCTCTGTAGCTAGGATCTTTCTCCGTGGAAAGAGCTGAATTAAATTTCTGTATAAGTGCTGATATTTCTGTTGCAGCACGTGTAATTCTACTTTGCTCAGACTGAAGTTCAGCAAGAATTGTTTTTGTATCTTGACTAGCCGCATCTGCTATTGTTGACTGTACTGAATTTTGTGTACCATTTAAGAATTCATTGAACTCTTGTAGACGTGTTGACCACTCTCTTATTTGATTGACATACTCTGTATGTCTACGAGCTGTAGCTTCAGCTGCAGCAGCTGTATGTTGAGATACTTCATTTTCCGGTGCAACATTAGGATCAGTGTCAAAAGAACCTGGATCTGTACCTTGATCAAGTGATTGCTCCATTGCCTGTCTTTCCTCATCTTGCTCATTAAGAGCTTTTAAAAATCTGCTTTCAAACTTAGTCATATAAATATTTATGTCATAGCATAAATATTTACAATGCCAATTGCAACAAATCCGTATAATACAGGTATAGCTCCTAATCCTATTTATGATCTAGATACACAAAGTCAGATACGTAAGTATAAGGGTGAAGAGAAAACGCACATGGCTCCTCAAGTTTTGCCTTTTGATTTTAACGGCTCTCAAGAATTAATTAGTAAACTTTATAAGGACTTGTTAGACTTAAGAAATATGATTCTAGCAGCTGAAAAAAACTCACAAATTAAAAGAAAATATACAGATTCTATGTTACAAGTTATTGACAATATTGGTAAAGAAATAATACAAGACATACCAGAATTGCTTGATAAAGTGCAGTTATCTAATACAATAAAGTATGATTAAAAAGATTTGTTTTTCTCTTATTTTAACTATTCTTATTAGTGCAGGTATTGGGTTTGTTTTACAGAATATTATTGGCTTTTGGCAGGGTGCTACAGCAGCAATAATTATTCATTTTTTAATTTTCTATCTATTTAACCCAGAGAAGAAAACCCAAGCATTTATTGAAAGTGAAAAAGCAGCTTTTGATGAATTACTATTGACGCAAACTGCATCAGTTAATTGTCCATGCGGTCAAAATACAATTACAGTACCGATTCTATTAAACACAGAAAATATCTTTACTTGTGAAAAATGCCTCAGCAAATTTCGTGTAAATGTAACGTTTGATTCCGTACTGTTAACAGAACCATTTAATATCGCTAATGCTTTTAATGTTCTTAAATCAAAGGAACTTCCGTATAATAATATATAATGAGAACATTTAACATTAAACTTAAAACAGGAAAAGAAATTAATATGGGTATCGATGAGCTTACACGCTGGGCTTGTCTAATTGAAGGAGTTGAACAAGTTGCAAATAAATGCGACGAATTAGGCTACGGTAAAGATAATGATGATTGGATTAAACCGTTAGCGTTTCAAAAGTATATTGATGAACGCTTTCATTCCATGAAGCATGATCTTACTGTTGAAGCAATGATGGGTAACATTTAACATTCACTCCAAGTATAAGTATACGCAAGAGAGAGAACATTAAAATTAAATGTACTTGGTGTAACGCATATATTTAAATCACTATATACAGCTAACGGGAAAGCAAATCTTGTTGCATTAAACAAATGATTATAAGAAGTAACATCTGCATCTTTTACAAGTACAGCAGTTGTTATATTATTAAAAACACCTGAATATACACCGCAAGTAATGTTTTTATATAAAGTAGTTACATTAAATGTTCTCGTAGTGTTATTTATAGATGATAATATTTCTGTAGGACTATAAATGGAAGTAGCAGAATCTTTTATACCCCAATCATAAAAATAAGGATACGCATCACCCATAGCGGGTAGAGATGTCTGCGGAAGATTTGTTTCGTCGTATACGTTACTTATTAAAAATAAATAATTTTTATCATAAAATACTCTATCATATGGTATATTATATGTTGTTGATGTAACAGGTATAGTGTAAGTATAATTAACACTATTACCTGTCATCGGCAATTGTGTTGTAGTTGTTGATCCCCAACTTACCGTCAATTTATATTCAAAATTAATTATTTGATTAGGTGATATTGTAAAGCTTTCAACAAAGGTATTGCGTGCAAAAGCATTTTGTGTATAATCATTTGACTTCTTAATAGCAAACTCTTTAATTTCAACACTTGATATAGCTTTACTGGATGTAAAAGATGTATAGTATGATTTACTAGAAAGCACTTCTTGATATGTTTCTATATCATCACGTAATATATTAGTAAAAGCAGACGGTATCATAACCCCACTTAAACCATATCCACTCAAACCTGGTAATTGATCACTAACACCTATATCCAGATACTGTAGCATATCAGGTATACTATTTGAATATAAGTCTACTAACCCACTAGAAAGAATAGTATTATTACACCACGGTGTTGAATAAACAACGTTATTGTTTTCAATAATATTAAACTTATATTGTCCTCTAAGCTTTATATTTAAATTTATATTTTCGTTAATCATACGTATATTGCTGTAATAGTTGGGCTATAGGTTCCAATAGGTACAAAGCTACTATTTGTAACGAACAAACTACTTGTGCTCAGCGACCAGTAATTACAAATTCCGTCTCTGTATAGTTTATATTGACCGTTATCGGATTCATATTCAAACACATCTTTACGTGTTAGAGTTACACCTATATTTTGTAGAGTTATTGAATAACCAAAATTAAAAATATCCTCACTAAAAGTATTATCTTCACTAACAGAACTTAACCTACCGTAAGACATAGATGTATTAATACATATAGCGTCAGCAGAGTTACCATCTGTAACATCAACAACAATTTGCTGTATTACAGGTGGTGCTGGTATTTCAGGAGGTCGTGCTACTACCGGTTTTTTTAATGCTATAACAGTAGGGTCGATAAGACCTATAAATTCTGTTGTGTCACCAGAGAGGAGAGACCCTTCTGTGTGGAAATTTTTAATGTTGAAGCTACTAACAGCTGATAAGCTATTACTACTAATAGGTGACGCAAATGATACTCCTGGCTTATATTTTGTAGTACTATTGATATCTAAATTAATATCTTGTTCTACTAACGGTTTAAAATCCTCTTCGGGGTTATTTCTATAATCTACATATATAGTTTTACCTATATTACCGAGCCGTGCTCGTATAGTTTTATATTTAACTTCTGGTTCAACAATATTAAAGGAAGCATCAATACTCGAGAGAGCGACGTTATAATCATACTGATCAAAAGAGTACTCAGGCCACCCACCACGTATACTTACACTATTTAAAATGCGGTTAGATTCATCTATACCATCTCGTACAAATACGCTTGTGGAAGAGATTGATTCTGTAGCAGTAGCTGAAACAGCAAATAAGCCTGTAGTATCAAAACCAACAGCAATAACACCACCTGTAATGCCTACGTTTATTGTCTCGATTGTTGATATACACGATGATAACCCCGAATAACCTAGATCAATACTACGGTTACCACCCTGCAAGGGAACATCTGTCATTAAAAAAACAGTAAAACCTGCTTCTGTATTACTACCGCTAATAGCATAATCAAACGACCATACAATATCTGAGTACGGTGAATAACCATTCTTAGATGCTATATTTGTTGTCTTTGTGCCTATCGTAAAAGTAGGGTATACCATGCTTATTTATATTTATATCAACCACACTTTGTAAAGACGCAAGTCATAGAATCTTTTGATTTAAAGGTTGATGAATGTATTAATTTATAATTAAGTCTTTTATACTCCAGACATAATATATCAAAATATTTATCTTCAATATTAATTATAATACTATCACGCTCTACGTCGACTAATATGTACTCGGAGAACTCTTCACCGAGTGCTATTACTCTTTCCGTTATAGCCACATAATTATTTAATCGTTTAGATAAGATAGTATTTGTGTAAGCTTATTGTCAAGTTCCTTTATCTTCTCTACCCGTTCAAAATTAGATATAGTTATATGATATGTACTAACAATATCTTTCAACAGCGCTATATCCTCTTCAGTTAATCCTTCAATTATAACTTCTTTCATAATTTATAGTGTATACCCAATAACACGTAATGTAATAGCATCACTTGATGACGATGTGAATCTTATACCACACTGTAATAGACCAACACTATTAGCTGATAAAGGTATAAAAGCTTGTGATGACGATCTTATATTATCCCCACTACCAGAAGCTCTACCAGCAGCAATTACATATTCAGTAGTTGCTACAGTAACTGAACTTAAGGCTCCTAATAGATTAATATTTGGTGCTGAAACAATATAACGATCGATACTACCAGAATTAGGACCATTTTTAGATATATCACAATCTACAATTAAATTCTTTGCATTCTGTGGTACACCAACAGATAAAGATACACCAATACTATTTGTTAGTGATGGGTAAGCAGAAAGTGTAAATCTTAAAGCACTAGGAGCTGTACCAGTATATATTACCGCTGGGGTTTGTAAGAATGATATAGGTGAAAAGGTATTATATGCAGGTGTATTATACGTGCCTACGTTTGTTATTTCTCCTGCGGGGTGAGATGTTACAGTAGCAACATCTACTACGCGACCATATGTGTCAACAGTAAACGATGTTCCCCCCTCTATTTCTTGCGATTCTATAACACTACCTAACCCTATATTAATACTACCCGTAAGGGGACTAACAGCAGTACTAGTTCGGTCAATACCATTAACTGTACTTGTTAAACCATTATTAACAGTAAAAGTAGAAGAGACGAGACTATCTGGCTTAGCTTTTATAATATAAAGAGTACCAGCTGCACTTAATTGTGAATTAGATCCTGTTGCAACCGAATATGTAGTTGATCCTGCAGGGTTATTTTGAACACCATAAAGAGCTTTATTTATAAAATTAGGAACATTAAAGTTGGTTGTATTACCACCGTACGTGGTACCTATTACAGCTGATAACTCTCTATATGCAGAACCTGCTACTTGTTGACCGTTACATAGTAACCAACCAAAAGGTGCATTTGCTGACGATACAAACGGCATAATTGAACCGACGGGTATTTGACTCGTCTCACCAGCAACAAAAACAGATACAGGTGAAGAGGCATCACTCCATGTTAAATTACCGGAAATATCAGTTTTAAGAAATGAGCTTGGAGCTATATAAGACGGCCAACTATAGTTTACACTATTAATACTTAAGCTACTTGGAAGCTGTAAATTAACAGAACTATAAGGTATAATACTGTTAGTTTGAATCTGCGATGTATTTAGTGCAACACGACCTGCACCATCAATTACAATAGAGTTACCAACAGCGTCGTCATCAAAGGTATTAGCAGAAAGAGTACCTACAGTAATCGTATTGGTAGAAGGAGATACAATAATAGACCCATTACCTGCTGTATAAACACCTCCTATAGATGTCCAGTTAGCTATATTTGAAGGAGATCCTCCATTAAAGATATATAATTGATTACCGTCTGTATCGAACGCGTAATCACCAGAAACAACATTTGTAATTGTAGTAACATCAGTTCTAGAACCTGCAAATTTATTACCAACAATAGCACCACCGAAATTAGTACCATCACCAACAAATAGTCTATTAGTATCTGTTGTATAGCCAAGCTCACCCTGACTAAGTATAACATTCTGTCTATCTACATCAGAACCTCGCCTTACAAGAAGCTTGAGTAGTGTATTTTCGTAAATTTCAATTTTGTTGTCCATATTATAATAAAGTTATGCTTCTTATGCTATATTCTTGCTATCGGTATAGCTATATCACCATAATTGGTTTCGATAACAATATAGCCAGCAGATGTTAATGTAACTGTAGCAGTACTTCCACTACCATTAGATGAAATAGTTGGTATTAGGGTTTGATTACTAAATGTAGTTTGATCAATTTGACCGTTAAATATCGCTAGTGCCCCAGCTTGAGAACAAGATAACGTTTCAACAATCGAAGGTCGTATATTTGTTATTTGACCGTATGTATTAAAAGTTATACGGTCAAATACTGTTTCTCCTTGCGCCACAATTCCCTTAAGACTAATAACACCATTAACATTTTTTTCAATAGTACTATCATCAACATCTGTTAATACTGTCTTTATTCTATCACTGTTAATTACAAGACCGCTTCCAGTATATTGTACACTAGCTGCACTTAGTGTGAGACCGGATACTGTGTTATTAGGTAAAGCTGAAAGAGTAAGTATATTAGCATTATATCCAAAATAATTACTGTCTGCATTTACAGAAATTTTCGTACCGAGACCACCAGTAATACCTTTATCAAAAGCTGTAGTGTTGATATGACGTTGATCTATTCGACTAACGGAGAGTGTATTCGTAGAAGTTACAATTAAAGTGCTATTATCTACTTTAGCGGATAAACCGCCGATACCCGCTACTAAACCACCTGTTGAAGAAGCAGCACTTGCAGCAAATTTACTACCTGTAATACCACCATCTTTTATCGCTACACTATTACTTGTATATGTTATAGAGCTTTCATCAACCTTAGGTCCAATAAACACCCAACTCGCAGCTTGTGTAACATCTGAGCCTGTTAACTGATATAATAAACTATTATCTGAGACAATATCACCCTTTACAGCATTTACTAAATTCAAACGTGCGTTTGATGTTATTGTAGGTGCATGAGCTGTACAACCTATACTAGATCCACCAAGTGTGTTACCATCGCCGATAAATACACGTCTTGTGTCTGTAGTGTAGCCTAACTCGCCTTGTTCTAAAACAATGGATTGTCGCTGCGTATTTGTACCGCGTCTAATTTTAAGCTTTATAATTTTAATATCAGGCATATACTATTATTTATGTGTTGATACTATAGTTGAAATTATTATACAATGTATTATAATAATCTTAGGGTATCGCCATTTATAGTATTTATATTAAACTAAAAATATAACAATGAAAAAGTCATAATTATAAATGCTATCATTTCTTATGCGAGTATAAGAAAATATATACCAGTATAAATTTATGAATCAATAGTATATTCTAACGATCAATACAATATTATTTAAATACAACCACATGAAAACCGTAAGGATCGTTAGCAGATGAGTCGTCATTTGAATTTTGAATATTAAAACCGTTTACTGTTTTAGATCCAGGTGCAACTGTAATTTCACCTTCTCTAACAGTATTCTCTCTTGTCAACAATACAATATAGTTAGCATTGCTCCGTACAGATGAAAATGTTGCGGTATATCTACCACCAGAGGTACGTGTAATACTTGTAAAACCAGCACTCGCTTGTACAGTTAATATTCCCCCCGAAATTGTGCAATACGCTTTAGCAACTGGAATAAATTCATTTAACGTAATCGTATTATCGACGTAATCCTTTGTAGTAAGATGATTCGATAATGTCGGTGTAGCTGCAATAGCATTTCCTGTGGTAGTTAATGATGCGCCCGATAGCGCACCTGCAACACTTAAACTATTGTTAAGTGTAATATTACCGGTTGAGTATGCGATTGAGAAAGGTCTAAGCCCAGTAATTGAATCTGCTCGTATATCAAAGGAAGAGTTATTTGCAACAATAAACCATGATCTACTTGTATCTGTCTCTATCAAATTAACATACGGTGAAGCGTTTGAGATTGTTAAGTTACCTGGAGTCGAAAGATTACCAGCTGATAATGTATCACACGTAAAGGTACCGCAAACAGTTGCGCCGTTACAAGCTCTACCTAATTTAAGGGACGATTTATTACCAGCGCCATCATAAATATCCTCTTGACTTGTTACAGGCAAAGGTACACTGTTAGCATGTAATAAACTAGTATAAGTTATATTAATTTTTGTATTGCTTAGAGAATTATTTGACATCTTTTAATATTTATCAACTTATTCTATTATTACTACATTATTACTATCATTGCATACAGTAAAAACGGGTACAATACCATTACCCTTATCCGGCTTTACTAAATTTATTAAATCTAACTGTAAATTATATAATCTAGTAATAGATCTGTTAAAAACTCCTAAGATATTTTTTTCATTTTCATGAATATACAAATTATCTAAGGTCTTAACATTAATAACTGAAAAGTCAATATTATAATTATACCTACTATAGGTAAAGACGTTGTTACTATCATATGTACCTGTAAATCTACCTATAATATTATTCTTTATATTTAATGTATCGTATGCTACCTTATATAACTCCTTATTAAGCGAACTACACTGTATATACTCATCCTTACTGAGTGTAAAATTATTAGGACCAAAATTTTCATAATTATCCGATTTAAGCACAGAGTTTAATTTATTCTCCTCTTTAAAATAATATATTCTACCCGCTGTAAACAAAAAGACTTTATCGAAGTTAGTTCTTTGTGGTGTAATTCTAAAACCTTTATATGTATCGTTATATAATGTAGAGACTGTACCAGAAACTGATTGTGTTATTGTAGTATTTACAACAGTACCTGTATTCCATGTAAAGTCGGCCTGCTCAAACGGAATATCAACATAATTCCATATGTTATTAATACCTGTTGTACTACCATCAGTAGAAGAAACATTAGCAACATTAGTATATAGAGACTGACTACTATACTTACCTACGATATATTCCGGTCTGTTAACAAGACATTTATATATATTAAAATTAGTACATATATAAAAGTAATTACTATCATTATACGAGAAATCGATATTATTAATTAACTCATTTTCTTTTAAGTTAATATCTAGATTATATGTTGCAGAAGTTATAAAAGAATCATTAATTATATATAACTTAACTGTATCAGCTACTTTTGTTATAATATATAGTAAATTATTAATTTTATTATATTCTATTGTAAGTAGTTGTTCAGACCGTAAATTAATACCACTTATTCTTGTAACAAAATTAAAATCTAAATCATACACCTTAATAATACGATTATTAGAATCATATACAGCAATATAGTTACTAGAAGCTGTTATAATCGTCGGGCCGTTAAAAGATAACTTATCATCAACAGTACCCTTACCACCTAATATCTCAACTATAGTGCGCTTATTTGAAAGAACGGAATCGTTATTAATATATCCACTTATATCGTACTTTACAACAGTATTATTACCAGTATCTGTAATATATAGATAATTACCTACACACGCTATATCACCTATCGATGCAAACTTTAATCTATTCTGGGTAGTATCTGTCTCATAGAAAGGTGATATCTCAATAATACTAGTTGAAGTTTCAGTACATGAAATAGATATGAAATTAGTATCAGTATGTGCAAAAATAACCGATGTGTTATCATCTTGTAAATAATTTACAGCAACAAACCCTTTTACGTTACCTAAATTCAAAAAGTTAACATTACTTGAGAAAGTTGGAATATCTCTAAAGCCTGTTAACACACTCAACCTAGTATCAGAAATAGCAGACGCGCAAGCGAACTTAACGTTACCAACACTAACTGGTAGATTGTTATCAACTACAAAACATCTCGAATAAGTATAAAGTATATTTTCATTTAACTTTTTAATCTTATCTTTATAAAGCTCGTAATTTAAAAAATCATTTGTATCAAACAATACATCATCTAGCGTATAAGGTAGAGATGTCTCATCACTTATAACTCTATCATAAAACAAGTCAGAACAAAATACGTCTGTTTTATAGGTAAATCTTTTTTCTAGTTGCTGTCTTGTTGAAACACTTGAGGTATAGCATTTATTAAAATAAATTTCTAGCGCAGCAACATAAGGTATACCGCTCAATACTTCTACGTAACCTGTATAATTAGCACCACTAAGATCAAAAATGCCTGTGTCTACGTAAAACCGCTTATAATTACTATACTGTATCATTGTTAAAGTCTATAAATTTAATATCATTTACCCTTACACCTACAGGTAATGTAGAAGTAACTTCCTCCAATATTGCATTTCGAATATTATCTCTTAATGTATTATTAGTAATTTGCGTATTCTTGACGTAGATATTTATACTCTTAGAACTTGTAATAGGTGAATACTTAAAGTATCTTTCTATCTCTTCAAAGTTATTTCTTTGACCGTAAGGTAAAGAAAGTATTAAATCGTCTACCTTGTTAGTAGTAAAGCTCAAAGCAAATATTTCATCCTGTGAAAGCGCTTTATTATATATCACTAAATTACGAAGATCTTTATTATAATTACTTACGTAATAACCGGGTTGTCTTAGTAAGGTTGCTAAATCTAAACCATTTGTAATACCAACCGTACCAAAATAAAGCTCTTCTTTAAAAATTTGTTGTATATGATATTTTGCAGGGGATATAGTCTGATTTTCATATAAATTACCATCAACAAAAAGACTTATATTGCCTTGATCTGCATCAAATCTATATGTAAACTTATGAAACCCTATACTTAAATCAGATAGAGCCACATTAATATTACTTGTAAATATATCTTCTGAAGAAAGATAGTTAGTTAGAGTCATATTAAAAGATAAATTATTATCTGTTAACGTTTTAAATCTATTATAATTAGTAAAGTTATATTTTTGTCTAGCTGTACTTACATCAGCAAAATAAACACCACTTATACCTAAACTAAACGTTTCACCTGTTTTTATATTCGTAGCTATAAGATCGCCTTGTGTGGAGCTAATCATATCAGAGCCTGTTAGAGACAATACCGTTACAAATTCGTTTAAACCTATATCGCTATATTCACGAATAGTATCAACATGTATATTTTTAAAACTACTTGGTGCAAAGTTGGTTGTAGTACCAGATAATACGTATTGACGGTTGGTTGTATACTGATACCAGTTATTATCTGTTATAATCACAATCTGATTATCTGGTGTAATTTCAAAATCATTAATTGTACTACCCGCACAAAACAATAGTAATACACTATCTGTATATAGATTATAATACCATAATTGTGTGTTATTTACAAGGTAATAAATTTCACCTTCGGTAAGATACTTTACATTTTCACCAGGTACACCGTAAAGAATGTTTTCATAAATTATCAAACCTCGCTGTTTAGATTGTGTAACGTCATTAACATATAAGTTGAGTGGTCTTGATTCTATATAACTATAATGAAAGGTACGTTTCTCTACTCTAAGCACGCGTCCTGATGTGTTTATGAGGAAGTATATATACTTACTATCTTGGGTATAGTTCTTATAGCTTGTAGCAGGACCAATAATAGGAACATTTTCAAGTTTAATTTTATTACCAATAAGATTAACTTTATATAATAAATTATTATTACATACAACAAAAAAGTCTTGCAATGAAGTATCTACGATAACCTCCTTTACAGTACTATCAAACTCTATCGTATTAATTAATACGAAATCGGTGTTGTAGACATAAACTTTATTACCGCTCTGAAGTGTAATAAATGGTGTTATTTTAATATCGTTCAATATACTAAACTCCCTATCAGAATTAGCAATTGAGTACCCATAAGTTGAACTTGGATCTATGTATATATCAAAAGAAATAGTAAACTGTGAAGAGCAATTTATCTCTTGTTTAACGTTAAATTTATTATACGTTGTACCATCATAAACTACATCTGTAGCACTACACGGTAAGCTTACATTTCTAGTATCGTATAAATTAGTAAATCCATTCACTAATGGTGTTAAATTTGATATAGAATCTACTATTTCCTGCTCACTAGCTCTTGTATAAACATACATTGTATTAGGTTCAATAGTTAGATCGCTTTTTTTATCAAATACAAACGATTGTGTATCTCTAAAAGGATATTGTAAGCTATCAATAGGATCGTAAAAGGATGGTGTATATACAGGTATAGCAGATAGGGTTTGAACTTTAGATATTCTGTCAGGATAGTAATATCTATCTACCCATAAGCCTGTTGTATTAATACCACCACCAGATAACCAAGTAAACAAATACCTACCGTTATTAAAGGTCTTATTATTTGATCTAACGCTTTTAATTTTATCTGCAAATAAAGGCGAACTAGCACCTAAACTACCATTTTGTACAAACTTAGTATCGTTTATATTAAGTCTATCATAAGGATATAACGACGACGGTGTCGTAAAATATGTATCTTTACCGCTATACACCTGGATATCTTTATCATACCATACATATGAAAGAGATATATGATCATCACCTTTTTCTTGATCATTACCAGTACGTAGTGCTGTATACTCTCTAAATGCAGCACCCGGTGCATTAGCATCACCTACAGTTGTACTTGTACCACGCTTAATAAATCCTTTTTCAGATTTATTATTATTCAACGCTATATGATTCATAGTAAATGTATCAGATATTTCGTTGTAGTTAGTATGTAATAAGTACTGATTTGAATTATTAAAATTACTTTTTAGAGGGGCAATCTCTAGACTGTTTTGCTTGGCGCTATCATAGCTGATCCAACTTGATCTTAACTTTGGTTCAATATTATTGAAGTTATAATAAATCTTAAACAATGACGTTGAGCGATTGTCAATAGCTGACAGTATATTGTTAAGTACAAGGTTGTTACCTTCTAAGCAAACGATATAAGCAATATCGTAGTAATATTTTATTAGCTGTAGATATCCATTAGCATCAAGACTATACCTAAAAATATCAGGACCGTCAGCCATAGATACAACATATGATGAAGAATACTCAGCAAATGCTACATTATTATTACTAAGAACATTTAAAGTCAAATAACCACTACCTGTATTATGTAAAACTCTAATATACTTCTCACTAATAACTTCTAACTCAAAAAAGTTACTATTATTATTAAAATTTACTGTACTCAATATATTAAAGTAAGTGCTATTATCTTGATTTATGTTTACGTTTAAAACCTTTGGTATAGAAGTATCTGTAAGGCTGTTAAGTATGAGAGGGGTAGTAATAGTTTTTAAGTTAGCATTCTTTTTAGAAGGTATTATAAAATCACCTAACCGTTTGTAACCTGTTAAATATTGCGATGTATAGTTATTAATAGAAGAATCGTAAACATTAGTTAATGCCTCAATTTTATTAAGGTTAAGCCCCTGCTCGTAAATGACAGAAGATTGATTATACTCATAGAAACCATCTGGATACGTCGCAGTTGGTGTACGTATAGCAGATAGGCTATATGTTGTTAAATTCATATACAATATTTAATGTCAATAGTCGAGTTAGAGAGTATACAAATAGTGCTATTACGATTAAATACTATTATGCCGAGTATACCTATCAACAACTTAACCAATAAGACAGATATAAATGGAGCTGAACTCTTACCCTTCGTAAGAGACGGTAAAACATATCGTTGTAGTGTGTCTGGGTTATTTTATAATGATGTTATTACAACAAGCAAGATTAATAATGGCGCTGTTACTCCATCAAAGTTATCAACCGGTGGACCAAGTTGGACAGAAGCTCTTACAGGTGGTGTTTTTAGTGTTCCACAAAACGGATTAGAATTTGGAACTGGTTATGCACAAGATTTTGAATGTTTTGTTGATCTCCATACAGCAGCAATACCCACTGACTATCAAACAAGGCTCTCTCGAGCTGGAGGAGCAAATGGTAACTTTAGAATTATAAATAATGGAACTGGACATATTGTACTTTCTTCTTCTGGAAATGTTGGTATTGGAACCTCAACACCAGGAGCAAAACTTGAAGTAATAGGTGGTAGTGTAGACGATTCAATACCAGAATTAAGAATAAGTGGCTCTTCCGGAAACATTTCTACTTATGTTTCATTATGTGCTGGTTTCTACAATCAGATTGCTTTAAATAACGATAAAGGTATTATTTTTACAGAAGGTACCGTAGATACAGGAAATTTAGTAATCGCTCCACACTCCACGTCAATAGGGGGTATTAGAATAAACTCATCTGGAAATGTAGGAATAAAAAAATCTTCTCCGACAACTGCTCTCGATGTTAACGGGACAGTAACTGCTACATACGTTACATTATGTAGTATACCTACTAGTCCTAGCCACGCAACAACCAAGGAATATGTAGATGGCAGATTTACCTACGGTAATAGTGCTACTCTTAACCCTTCTCTCTCAACTGACTATGAATTTACAGGTATACCTTCTAATGTAAACCGTATTACACTAATGTTTAATGGTGTTAGTATAAATGGGTCCAGTCAACTTGCAATTGTATTAGGAACTAACAGTGGTTATGAAACTTCAAACTATGTTTCATCTGTCTCATTTGACGCTGGTAGATTTGGATCAACTTCATCATTTGCTATTACAGACAGCACTACCGCAGCAAATAATTATATTGGAGTTATAGTGTTAACTAGATTTGTATCTGAAGAAAATTCCTGGCATTTAACTGGTACAGTTAGTTCTCCTGGTAATAATTATGTTCATTCAAGTTCAGGGTTTAAGGGGTTGGGTAGTATATTAGATAAAATAAAGTTAACCACTGTTGGTGGATCAGATGAGTTCGATAATAGTGATGGTTTTGCTACTATTATGTATGAGTATTAATTAAGATATACTATTGTAGTTAGTTTAATTACCCAGGTATTATAGATATATCAATAAAGTCTATATCGGATAGATTATATACACCACCACTAAGATATTCATCGAGTGTTGTAGTTGATAAGTAATTACCTGTATCGAAATCTATAATAATTTCATCAGGTGGTATATATTCAGGCTCATCCGGTGTTATAACTTCAGGAACAATAATAGTTGCATTTAGTGGCGCTATTTCAAATCCACGTCGGACCGGCAATCCTGTTATATCAAGTAAACTTGGTAGTGTCTGTATATTACGTTTACTCTCTAAGTTAACAAATGTTCTATTTGTTGATACCGGTTGTATCTGTGTATTAATAGCTACAAGCTCTGTTATATCATCATAAAATGACGCCCAATATAGAGTATGAGGTTGATATATTGTAGTAATAGCACCGTTATCATAATATAGTGTGAACGTTGCTGTTAATGTCACACCGTATGTAATGGTATTATTGTTATAAACATGCCTATGTGATGTACATACTGACCCACCTATTTTACCGTATAAAATTTCATCGAAGATAGACTGAGTACGATAATCGTATACCGCATTTCTACGCAAATTGACTATACTACTACCATCACCCCAATTTATATCTAAAAATAATACATTATTAATATCTTCATTTATATCGTATAATAAGTAAGTAACTTCTGTCTGACCTTTTAGAGAGACGCTAGGCAGAAAAATAGTTTGAGTAACAGCTGAAGATAAGCTATAATTTATATTAATATTTTTCATAAAACTCGATACAGGTATATACAGTATTTAATGTAGAAAGTCATGTTAGAAAGTATACTATATTATGTCTGTATCAAGTTTAAAGTAAACAGGTTGTTGCACCATCTAATATATTAATATCCGCGTAACCTGTTAAATCTTGGAAGTTTGTTGTATTAGTAACTTTATTCTGCTTATAAAACTTAATATTGTAGAGCGTGGTAGTATTATTTTTTATAGTAAAATCTATATCGTAGATATAAGTCATGTTATTATTATCCGTACATGTATATGTTAACTTGTATACACTGTTAAAGGTGTTATATGTAATAACAGGCTTATCAACCTTAATAATATTGATATTAAATGTAGATGTAAAAACATCTCTTAAACTAAAGGCTTCAAATAATGTAGATTCTGTATCACTAGTTCTCGGAAATACTTGTATAGTAGAATTATCTAGTATACTGTATTGGTATATAGTAGGTATTAATGCTTGGTAGTTAGCTCCGGACAAACTCTGTACACTATTTACAGCGCAAAATGTAATAATTTTATTATTCTCATTAAAAAATCTATTAGAGAATTTATTAACAGAGGAAGCAGAATTTCTTGTAAAATATGTATTTTTTGTACTAGGGGTTACAAATACAGCTTCATCATAAACAAGCTTATCAAAGACTAGATAGCTATCTGTTTCACAAACGATAGTATCGTATATAACATCAAAATCTCTTATACGATTATAGACTTGATCTGTAACACTTTCGTTATATTTATTATATATAGAACTTAAAGCAGAAGATAGTGAAAGCGATGTAGAATATCGTTGATTTTTTACATATAGCTTACCATTTAGCTTACGTTTATAAGCTTGCGATAAGATCTCGTTATTACCTGTTAAGCTATTTACAACTGTTAAACTATTTGTATCAACACTATCAAAATAAGTAACATTTTCTGTATAATTAAAATCATCCATAGTAGTATACTCATCTGTGAAATTGCCGCATTCATATTCTGCAGTATTTATATTGGTAAATACTGTCTTAACATCAAGCGTAAAATCTGCATTACTTATATCATTATCTATATACGCGCGTTCGAGTGGTATTAAACTAGAAACACCACCATCATTTAATTCTGAATAAT